TTTGTTCTCCTGCCTCTTGTAGCATTTTGAGCATTTTCTCGTGAGTCTCATGAGCGTTCATCGCACTATTGTCTTTATTTTCTGGCAATCATATTCCTTCCTCTCTTTTAATGACAAACATCGTTTATCTTGCCGTGATATAATCACGCTTCAGGAATATTCTACCATTTTTTACACGAGTGTTCAAGCGAACATACTTTCTATTCGAGTTTTGCGTACTGTCTTGACTTATGGCAAATCTTAGTCATAAGCAACTCAGACATTTTCTGAGACAGCTTCGGAAATTCAAGCCTTACTCTGCTTGAACCTCTATCGGGACGAGTGGCTTCAAAAGTCACTTCTTTGTCATGAAGAAATTTAGCAGCATATTCATACGCATAATTTTCCACCCATACAACTCCCATCTTCTTCGCCTCCTTAAAAATAAAAGCTTATAGCGATATTTTCACCATAGCGGTCATAATAAGCCACCTCAATGGCTTTGATTTGTGCTTCGTTTAATGTTCTTAACTCATCCCATGAGATGCCGTAGCACTCAAGGAGTTTTTCAAGCTTGTCCTTGTAACTCATCAGTATTCCTCCTATGGTACAATTAAGACTAACAGTTTGCAAAACCAGTACAAGCCAATCAAACTTAGAGCTCCTGCTAAACAATAGCTTACTGTCATTATAGCAAGCTCAAGGTTAGTCAATTTATTATGTTTTTGTGGACGCATTACTAAACCTCCTTAAAAATAAGCATACGCTTTGGCAGCGGTTTTGTTTTGACTCGCAACCGCTAAACGAGTTTAGAACTTAGATATTACTTCTGTTCAGTCTCAGCCTCATTTTCATCCTGAGCAGTCAATTCAACAGCCGGAACAGTTTTGTCCTCAACTTTGATTGAGATGTCATAGCGATTGATGAGTTTGTGCATCAAGTTTGCACAAGCCTGTACAACCTTCTCAGGTGAGGCGGTCTGATAAAAAGCCTCAGTTTTGGTCATTCTTGCTGTGACAATAAAGTCCAGCATAAAATTACACCACTGTGTAGTAACAACATACTTGTTCTCGTTTTTGCTATTATCGACAAACCAAAGCTCGTCGATAACATCCTGCAAAGCCTTCTTGAGCAGAGTTTTAGATGGTGCTTTACTCAAGAGCTGATCCTGTGCCACAGTCCTTTTTGTAGTCTGATAAGCGTGATTGAAACCGCTAATGATGTTTTTGCCATTAGCCACCTGTGCGGTCTTATACAGGCTCACATAGTAAGCAAGCAGTGTTGCTGCTTTGCCGAGCTTATTGCCGAAACAACGAGCCTCTGCATTGAATGCCAAAAAGTTAATCTGCTTAGACACAGTTACAACACTGTATGTAACCGATCCCATTGTTGACTCACCCTTGATTGACTTGTAATCGAGGAAGCCTGCTTTTAACACTTCAAATGCTGGATGCTCAGCCTCAAGAAAATTCTCAAAGCAGTATTTTGTGAAATAATTGTTGTAATCATCCTGAGCATCTTTAGCATCTTCGTTTGCTTTTGCGAACTCAGCCAAGTTTTCACTCTCAGCGGCTGTCTGTAATGCTTTTGTAGCTTTTTCAAGAGCAGCAAGCTTGCTGTCAAGCCCATCAGATGAGGTTTTGCGCTCAATCTTCTTAGTTCCTACGATTTCTTTTACCATTACTTCAGTTTCTGTCATTTTGAACACTCCTATTATTAAAATATTCGTGTGCAACAAAGCACACAGCTCAGGCAACAGACCAAGCCATTACCTCAGGTGTGTGCTTTGCAGAATGATAGAAAACAAGTATGTATATTAAAAGGCTCAAGGCAGATATGAAGGCATCTTTGTCACCCGACACTCAAGGTCTTGAGCAGAATACAAGTCACCCGCCTCAGATCTGAAACGGACTTGCTCAGGTTAGCCAAGAGCCTTTAATAGTTATTATTGTTGTGATTTGGATATTATGACACTTGTTCACTTCAAGCGGTTTAGCGAAGATTTCAGCCATCTTCCTTGTTTACTCAAGTCTGCACTGTTTCATTACAGCGAAACTACCCGTTACAATCTGGATGCAACGACGCCACCATTCAACAATCTGCTTCGGCTTCCACGAAGCTCCATCGCCCTTAAGCGGAATGTTCCGCTCTGTGACTGCATTTTTGGTGCAGCCCCACAGGTAGGCAAACGATACGCCGCTCGGCACGCTCTCACGCTTATCCGAAACGAAATTCAAGACCTTTTCGAGTTCCGCAGTACGACTCAAAACCTTCATTTCAAATCATTGCACCGCAAAATCGGTGTATCTTGCGTGATATCGTTTTTACAATTACAAATAACTAACAAATGTTTACCGCTTGTTTGCGGTTTTGTTTGTTTGTTGTTTGCTCTATATATACGAAATAGGAAGGGCGGGTTTTAAACGGCATTATATATAAACTATATTTTTTTAAAAGAATTATAACATACATATTGCACAAATTGAGCAAAAAAAAGCATAAAAAAAACGCCCACTTCCGATTTTCGGAAGTGGGCGAAACATTGCAAGCCTATTTGTTTTTTACAAAATTATAAAACATTGTGCTATACTGATTTTTGTATTTGCTCAAGGTCGTTGCGCTAAAACCTAACCTTGCTAAAATTGAATAATCAGCAAGCCCCGTGCATTTTAAAGTTAAGTATTTGCAATATTTAGAAAATGTTGTATTATTAACATATTGTGTATCAATATATGTATTGTAGTAATCGTTAATAATACTTATATATGCTTTAAATTCTTGCAGTGCGCGTGCGTCTGATTTATCTTGCAAGGTGTCGGCAAGCGTCAAGTCTTGACTTGTGGGAGCTTGTAAACTTATAGTATCGGCGGAACGCTGAGAGTAAATATAGTTACTTGTTGATTGATATAAAAATTGCAAGCCGTTTTGCTTGCGCTCACAAATGTATTTATCGTTCGTTTCTGTTATTGTGTCACCCTCCCCGATAATAAATACACGGCGCAATCCGTTCACGGTCATTTGATAAACCGAACCGTCAATAAGTGTATGTATCTTTTTGTTGTACTTATGTTTCGTGGTTTTAAGTGTATATACTTTACTGAGTTTGCTTTTTAAGTCAAGTAAACTTATGCTTGTTTTAGCTACATTCCACACGGTCAAGCCGTCAAGCGTTAGAGGTTCGTCAAGCCCCGTATGCAATAAGTCAGCAAAAAAAGATAATGACTTGTTAGGGTTGTAGGTTAGTAAATAGCCGATGTGGGCCTTGACCGTTTGAGTATTCCACAACTTGATAGAGTGTGTTTTTTTATCGTGATATTGTTTGCAGTAATCAAAATTCAAGTCTTTAACCGTTTGTTTAATTGCTTGTTGAATTTGAGCTGGAGCCGTTATAGCTTTACTGACTTGCTGAAAATCAGCATATAAGCCCGGTAACAAGTCTTTAATCTTGTTGTTTCTACATACCTTGCAAGCAATCTGATATGTGAGAGTGTACAAGTTGTGATACATACGGTTAGCCCGCGCAGTCTTATACAAGCCCCGAACATAGTCTTGCATAGTCTTGTCTCGTAACGTGTTCTTGACTTCTTCTGTAACAAGTTTGTTACAACTGTTGAAATAAGATAAAGGAATGTAGGTTTTTTTCCATGTACCATATAGTGTGATAGCGTGTTTGATTTTTTTCATGATAGCCTCCTTGATTTTTTGTTGCATATGCAACATTTTTTGTATTCTATGGGATATCCCATGTACCTATGATAACACACTATTTGCAATTTGTCAAATCATTTTTATTTTTGAAAACTATTAATGATTGCAATCATATATATACTATGAAATGAATATTTATGCAAAATAATGTATAAATTTCAATTCACAAAATTGCACAATGTTAAATGGGGGATATATTCCATATTTTAAGACTGTATAATTATGCTTTATATTTGCAGTAACTTCTTCTCACAGTCAGGCTTAAAATCTCGTATTTTTATTTTCTCTTTTTCTCTCTCCCTCTACAAATCCTGAAATTTATTTCCTATACAAATGGTGAATTTGTTCCGATAAAAATATCCTTTACAAAAAATAATGAATATACTTGCATTTCCATAACTTGGAATTTTTTCAAAAAACTTTGATTTTTAAGTCATTTTTACTTGACATTTTTAGGATATATGGTACAATTAGTTCAGAAAACAATTTAGAAAGGATGTTCGATACATATGAAAACTGAGAATAACAACCTAATCTATGTAGACTTCTCACAGCCTATACAACCTGAGAAATTAGTTAGGCAAAACAATAAGCTCCGAGCGTCAGCTCAACTCACAGTACCCTCAGAAATTCAAAATATAGAATCTTATGAGAGACACGATGTAGATCCTATCAAAGATACCCATACATTAAAAAGTATCTCTGATTACTTAATCAGTAAAGGTAGATACAGAGACAACATGCTTTTTATATTGGGAATCAATTTTGGATTAAGAGTCAGTGACTTAAGGTTACTTACCTTTAATCACTTATTAGAGGTCAAGAACCAACAGTTAGTGTTCAAAGAATACTTCCCTATCATCGAATTAAAAACAAAAAAAACAAGAAGAAAAAAAATCAATAGAGTAGTTACCATTAACTCAGCAGTAATGGATGCCGTAGAATTGTTCCTCAACCACAATTCCAAAACTCTGAATGACTACTTATTTACTGGTGACAACAGCAACCGTTCTAAGAACTTAGGTAAGCCTTTAACCAGAGAATATATATATAGTATTCTTAAAGGCTTAAAAACTGAATGTAATCTTACAGAAAAAGTAGGCACTCATACATTAAGAAAGACCTTTGGTTATCATCAAATGGCTATGAGCAACTTTAGCAACGATAAGCTTTTATTATTACAGGAAATGTTTGGACACAGTTCTCCTTCCATTACATTAAGATATATAGGCTTAACACAAGATATAATCTTAGCTTCCTGCAAAAAACTCAACCTTGGTACAGATTACAGTTATGTAGTTAATAGCAATTTAGAAGCTACTAATCTCTTCCAGTCACTTGCATAAAGGAGTAACTACTGTTTTAGTTTTTCTTTTCCCTTGTTGGGAAATGAATTTATTGAACATAGACACACTCTCTTGCAACTACTATCTACGGATTCTAAGGTAAAGTTTAAAGTAAAGGAGCTTAATGAACGATTGGCAATCTCAGAATAAGCTTGCTGTTCGAGAGAATTAAGCGACCAATACATTTGTCTGTAAAGGCTTAGTCTGCAAAACTTTTGGGACAAATGTATTCTACCCTGTGGTATGGAGCTCTTTTTGGAATTACGAATAGTTAAAAACCAAAAGTGCTTTTTTAAAGTAAAACATACTGTTCATCGGCTTTTTCAAAGCCTCTCTCTTTAGAAAAAAAAGAATATATAGAAAGAGAATAGAGTAATTGTGAAAAGAGTGTAATTAATCCTTTTTGCCCAAAGTGGCGAAAACCCGCATTGGCATTGGGGTTTTGGGGTTTTTGTGACAAAAATGAACATCATTTTATAAGTCTTGAAAGGAGTGATTTTGATGTAGAGGCAATTCACACATCAACACAAACATTTACTTGTAAAGGAGAGATTTTATTACGAACAACAACCCACGAAATACACATCATATAAAGGAGGTCTGCAAGTGGAACTGAATGTGGTAAATGCTTTAATGGGACAAGGTAAAACTTCAGCTGCAATTAATTACATCAATAACGCACCTGAAGATGAACACTTCATTTTTTGTACTCCATATTTGTCAGAAGTTGATAGGGTGATAACAGCCTGTACTGACAAAGAGTTTATAGAGCCTCAAAAGAGTCCATCAAAAAGGCAACAATTCAAAGAACTTGTTACAAACAAAAAGAATGTAGCGACTACCCACTCACTTTTCTCAAATATAGACAGCGAAACACGCAAACTAATAAAAGACAACAATTACACACTGATACTCGATGAAACAATAGAAACGATATCTCAACTTGTTTTGTCATCAAGCGATCGAGAGTTTATTGCATCACTTTGTGAGTTTGATAATAAAGGGTGTGCCACTTGGAACTCGGTCAAAGGAACAGCTTATATGAAAAGTATAGAAACGATGTGTAATTGTCACAACTTATACTGTGCAAACAATGACTTCGTTCAACTACTACCGATTGAAAACTTTAAAGCCTTTTCCAAAGTATTTATCCTTACTTATTTGTATGAGGCGTCTTTTACTGCTTACTACTTTCAGATGTTTGAGATTCAGCCCAAATATTGGTGGATACAGGGGGACAATTACGAAAACTTTACATTCGTAGATTACGAAGTCAAGCATGACATTTCGGATATCACTAAACTTATACATATATGCGATAATGACAAAATGAATGAAATTGGTAAACCTCCCACAGCGCTTAGCAAACACTGGTACCAAACACACGACAAGGAAATTCCTACACTTAAAAAAAATATATATAATTTTTTCAGAAACATATTGAACGCAAAATCTAATGAGTGTATGTGGACAACATTTAAAGAGTATAAATCTAAAGTGCAAGGTAAAGGATACACAAAAGGATTTATAGCTTGTAACTTACGAGCATCTAATAAGTTTAAAAGCAGGACAGCGATTGCCTATCCGGTCAATAGGTATATCTCCCCTGTTTTTATAAGATTTTTTGAGAACAATGGCGTTACGGTCGATGAAGACGGTTTTGCTCTCAGTGAAATGCTTCAGTTTATCTGGAGAAGCGCAATCAGAGATAACAAAGAAATTAACATCTATATCCCATCCTCAAGGATGAGAAATTTACTGGTCGGTTGGATAAATAATAATAAATAAAGGAGTCCAACCCATTGAACAAATATACATTTAACTACACAGCAACAGAGAATTTTACAGCAGAGGAGGTGAAGGATTGTCGTAAATGCCTCTGGTTTGACCTGTGTGGCACGAACAGTTTACCTTGTACAAATTACTCTGCCGAAGAAATAATCGCTCAGGAGGTCACAGAGGACATGAACGAGCGTATTATGGCTTACGCAGAGGTTGTACACGAACTAAATGATGAAGACAACACATATTCGCTTATGTATGAGAGCGAGGTGAGTGTTGTTGAGTGATTATATACACGGAGTAAACATCCTCTCTTTGGATGCTAAAGATGTATTTATCGCAAACCATTATAATAAACCCGATAGTGTAGGTTATAACATCCGTTATCGCAACGGAGATATTAACTACCGAAAATTTATTAACACACTTCCTCATAGCAAAGAACTTCCGAAAATCATTGAGGTATATAAGAAGGTGTTCCGAAATAATCGCTTTTCCTGTACGGTCAACGGAAAAGAATACACTCAGAAAGTTATTAACATTACTTTCAATTACAGTAACAAAGAATACAATAGAATAACCGCTAACATTTATGTGAAATTCGGCTATCGTTTAGATGAATTAACCTTACAAGATTGTGTCTGTGTTAAAGACGGTGAACTGCTTGCTATTCAGACAGACACTCCTACAGAGTTTCCTATACATAAAGATGTACTTGGCAAATACTTTTATTACGATGATGGAATGTACAAGGCTAAGAACAACATAAAGGTGTTACACTCGGTTGGTGATTTACGAGCCGACTTGTACGCAAACGGTTTTGTTTGTGATGGAGTAAAATATGTAAGATATAAAAGAAGCAATGGCAGTTCCCGCTTAGGAAAATGCTTATTCATTGATGAGAATTTATATAGAGGGATTTTTAATTGGTCTAAGTGTGGTTTAACTATCAAACAGGGGCAAGAAATAGATTTGCCCGCATTTGAGTCCTATACAGCGTTACCTTTGAGTAGCACTATTGCAAGCCTGTATATTCAGCCCGAAAATATTTTACTTGTAGACGATTATGAAGATGTGTTTACAGATAGAGTAATGACCACCCGTATAGATGAGGGTGTATTAAAAACACAACCAGAAGAGGTGGAGATATGTAATAGCATTTGGGATGGGCAATCTCTTATGGATGTTAGTCTTTTTGGAGAATATCAGTATAAAGGTTTTTTATTATTGCGTAATAGATTTTTTAAGTCAGCTTGTTTTAACACTAACCTTCAACGATGGTTTGCCGACAACGGTATTACTGATGTGTCACAGCTTAATGGATATACACGAGCTAAATGTATACAGGATGTAAAACTCGTAACTACTCCAAGCAGTATTAAATATTTGAAGTTTGGAACATTTGAAGCATGGCTTGACAATCTCGACACAGAATTTGGCATAGTTAAGTACGAAAAGCCGACTCATATTATGGACGGTAAATTAGTTCAAACCCATTATCAGCTTTTAAATACCTTACAGTTATCACAAGAAGATATGGAAGAGTTTTTGAAACCTTCAAAAGACTATCTAAAAGCCCTTAAAACGGACGAAACTGTTTTGAGGTATCACATTAAGGCTCAGACAAATAACACGCTCACAGGCGAAGCCATAGCCTCTAAAAACGATTTGGTGTACACTTTGCTTGGTATTAATGACAAGTTTTGTGATACTAAATTGTATTATGACACAGTAAGAGAGACTATTAGATCTTATAAGAATAATATGAAGAGAGGTCATATTTCCGTAGCTGGTAATTACTCAACACTTGTAGGAAATCCTTATGAGATGCTCCTACAATCAATTGGTAAATTTGACGGTACATCTCACTTGGGTATAGGTAATATACATTCAAAAAGATTTGCCTATAACCAAAAATTATTAGGATCAAGAAGTCCTCATTGTTGTACAGGCAATGTATGGGTCGCTTATAACAAAGAATGTCCGGAAATAGACACATACTTCAACTTCACTAAAGAGATATTGTGTATCAACAGCATAGGAGAAAATGTTTTGCAACGGCTTAATGGTTGTGATTTTGACTCAGATAGTGTATTAATCACAGACAATCCCATTCTATTAAAGGCAGCCATTAAAAATTATGATAAATGGCTTGTTCCAACGAATATGGTAGAAGCTAAAAAAATCAAGAGGCATTACACCGTTAATGACTTAACAGACTTGGATATTAAAACAAGTGAAAATAAGATTGGAGAAATTATTAACCTTGCGCAAGTGCTTACAAGTATTATGTGGGATAATATTAATAACGGTGCATCGTTTGAAAGTGTACAACCTATATATACCGATATCTGTCAGTTGTCTGTAATGTCTAATATTGAAATAGATAAGGCTAAAAAAGAGTTTGATGTACAAATGGCAAAAGAGCTCGAACGACTAACCACAAAATATCTCAAAGACGAAAACGGAAGCAAGTCACTGCCAGAATTTATGTTAGAGGTGAGCAAACAAAAAGCCAATCATAAAAGACATAAACATTGTACTTCTCAAAATAAGACTTACCGTTGTTATGATACCTCTATGGACTATCTTGAAAAATCAGTGCGTAAGCGTATAGTTGGTAATGATAAACACCCTATGTTGCCTTTGACTTCTTTTATTGATTTCAAGCCTCACTCTTCACATATTAATAAAGAGCAAGCTGATGAGTTTATTTACACTGTAAGAAAGAAACAAAGTGAAATAAATGCTGTATGGCTAAAAGAAGAATCATCGAATATAGAAAAACACGAGCAGTCAGAACAAATTTATCAAGACTTATTGACATATGTGTCTTATAAGAGAATTGGTTTAAGTACAATGAGTTATTTGCTACACGAAGCCGAGAAACCAGCAAACAAAGACATATACCGCCTATTGATTAAAATATTATTCTATTCCCTACCTAAAGATTTCTTATATCTTCTGCGTAAAAGTAAAACCCCAGTACAAAAATTAAAAATGTGTGAACAAGGAGATATAGAATTTTTTGGGGTTAGGTTTAAAAAAGCATAAAAATTTTGCCCCGATTATAGTCATAATCGGGGTGATTTTTTGCAATTTTGGGGTACTTCCCGCCCTTTTTTGGCATTCGGACACCCAAAAATCTCGAATTTTATGCGGTTTTTTGTCTTGCGAGTTAGGCTGTATAGGGGGACTCAATACAATACCCCATAATATACTATCATTTCTTGCATTGCAAGTCAAGTGATAAATTGAATTTAAGGAGTTTTTACAATTATTACAATCACAAAAAAAGAGAGTCAGATTATACGCTCAGAGTTTCCTGATGTATGGATTCCCCAGACAGGACGAGGAAAGCCTGCAAAAAGGCACAGAAGATATTTGCCAGAAGTGACCGAATATCTCCGTTTGATTGCAGACACAAATATTGAGGCAGCTAAAATACTTAAAGCAAAAAATCGTGCCTCTAAACAGAGACGAAAGGGTTGAGCGTCTTACTATGCAGAAAGCTAACACAAATAAATATATAGACAATTGGTGTTTACAGCGACCAGACGAAACCCACGAGGAATGGAAAATCAGGCTAATAGTAGCTAAAAAGAACGGAGAGCTAAATGGCACAAAATTTCCTTTGAAATGGTCTCAAATTGTAAACCTGCTTGGCGAGAGCGTATCATCTGACCACTTTAGAAAATATGCGTCAGGTGTATATGACTATTATAATTATAAAAATCAAGATAATGTAAGTACAAGAGTTCTTTCAATATCGGATTTGCATTTCCCTTATTGTAAGCCTCTTAGCACATTTGAGAAATACATAGGTCGTGTAGATATATTGCAATTAAATGGAGACCTTGTAGATTGCGCCCAGTTGTCAAAATTTACGAATAAGTCGAAATATGTAAGCATAACCAAAGAACTTATCAGAGCAAGACAATATTTAATTGACCTGATTCATTTGTTGAATCCAAAAAAGGTAATTGCAAACAACGGCAATCATGATTTGAGAATAGGTGATTATATTGCAAAAAAGACAAACAGTGAATTATGCGACATAATGCCGTCATCTGTACTTGATTATATCTTCACAGACGGATTTATTGATTATGATAACGAAATAGGAACGAAAACTGAGTATTCTCCCCTGACGCATGTATTCAAAGATAGCAACATTGAAATTGAATTTACAGGTAAATGGTACTCTCAGTTTGGTGATACGGTATTCTGTCATCCACGAGCATACTCTTCAGTAATGCTTAAAACCGCAGAAAAAGCTTTGTATTATTTTCGCAACGAGGGATTTGATTTTAGAAATATTGTTATGGCTCATACTCATCGTCAAGGGTATTATGTCATCGGAAATTCTGCAATCTATGAACAGGGAGCTTGTTGTGAAACAAGAAAAATGAAATATAGCGAAGGAAGATTGGTTAATTCTCAGAAAGAAGGATTTGTATATATGTGTTTCGATGAGCACGGTCACGCTATTCGTGAGAAAACCAAACTTATGTCTTTAAATTAAGGATGTGGTTATATGTTTAATAAAGAAAAAATGTGTGCATATAACCAAGAACTAATGGATAACTTTGAAACATATTTGAGTTATGAACCGTACTCTCCTGCCACTGTAAAGCACTATGTTGACGACACACGGATGTTTCTTAAGTGGCTATGGCATTTTAACAAAAATAAGTCTTTTACGAAGTGTACAAGTGAAGACATCAATAACTTTATTAAATATATGAGACACGAACGAGGAGTGTCTTATCAAAGACTTTCGGCAATGCGTAGATCCCTTCGTTTCTTTTGTCAATATGTTAAATACATAGAAGGAGACGAAGTGAATATTATTTTTGAGTAGGTGGTGAAATATGCCGAAGCGAAGTGAACGAATATGTATGTTAAATCAAGAGAAGCTAAAAAAAATCAATCCCGAAACACTCAAACTATATCATAAATATTTATTAGATATGAAAATCAGAGAGCTTTCGGAAAAGACGATTTATAATTATTATAACGATTTAGCTAACTGGTGGATTTATATATACGATTATCAAGACAATAAATCAGTTAAAGAGATTGATGATTCAGATATCTCTGAGTTTATCGTTTATTGCAAAGATCAAGGCAATAATACAAATCGTATTAAGAGAAGAATGTCAAGTATATCGGCATTCTTTTTATTTTTAAAGAAAAAAAGATTGATTGATGAAAACCCAATGAGTTTTATAGATAGACCAAAAGAAGGTCAGGCGGTTGTTGCACAAACATTTCTTACTACACAGCAAATTCAGTTTATGAGAGAAAAGCTACAAGAGAATGTTGAAAAGGCTAAGGAACAAAGAAAGACTAAGCCCACGCAGTATTACGAAGCACTTACAATGCAAGCATACGCTATCTTTTCACTGACCACAATGGCAAGAATAAATGCTATTGCAAACATAAGATGGGAACAGCTTGATTTTGATAGTCGTGTGGCTAAAGATGTTCTTGAAAAAGAAGGATATCTTGTTGAATTGTTCTTTAGCGAAGAAGCTAAAGAATATTTGCTAAATCTAAAACAATACAGAACAGAGAACAATATTGAAGATGGTGGATATGTTTTTGTATCAGCTCATAGAAAGAGTGGTTCTTGCACCCCTGCGACCGTATCAACACTAAGTGACTATTGTAAAAAGATTGGTCAAATGATTGGAGTTCCAACATTACATCCTCATGATTTTAGACATAGCGGAGCAACAGCATATAAAAATGCTGGTATGTCGCTTGAAGAGGTATCAGTGTTGCTTAATCACAAAAGCACGGATGTTACTCGTAGGTTTTATATCAAAGAAGACAAGAGTAAATTACAAGCAAATAAAGACAAGTGCAATATCTAAATTGCACACGGAAGAAACGGAGAAATAATGGCACAAACAACAGAACTAATTAGTATGTTAGCCGATAAAGGCTACACAAAAAAGGACGCAAAAGAAGTAATCAAAGATGTTTTTGATTGCGTTGCAGAAATGTTATGTACTGGTCAACCCGTACAGATACACAAATTTGGTACTTTTTATGTTAATGAGGGCAAGGCTCGAAGAGGAACAAATCCTATCACGCACGAAATTATCAACATCGAAGCATCGAGATGTGCAAAATTTACAGCGTCCTTGTCTTTAAACACACAATTAAATCACGATAAGGAGTGATTCTTTGCCTAAAGTTAGTAAAATCGCTCCACCAAAAAAAAGTATTGACTTTAAACCAGTATATCGCTGCAAGAAATGCAAAAAGGAATTTACAGAGTCTCAAAGAGCCAAAGCATTTTCAAGAGGTTCTTCTCCATTATGGCAAGGCGACGGAAAGTTTTTTCCGGTATGTAAAGATTGTGTCGATGAATTATATAATCACTATCGAGAAGTTTTTGGAAGCGAAGAGAAAGCTTTAAGGCGGGTGTGTTTACACTTTGATGTTTACTGGTCTCCTGAGATATACGCTCTGTTAGGAGATACAAGTTCATCTCGTCCAAGATTTAGAGCTTATATGGAGAAGGCAAACTTATTAAAATACTCAGGCAAAACTTTTGACGATACTCTGGACGAAGAAGAATTAAAGTTCAAAAAAGTCAAAGAAGGAAGCGCTACAGAGGACGATGTGATAGATTCTGTGCCGTCAGGTGCTTTAAATTTTGGTGGTAGTGGTGAAAGCGAAGATGAGTTAAAAGTTAGATTAGGCATAACTCCCGCAGACGAAGCCTTTTGGGGATATGGCTATCCAGCCTATAATTATGCTAATCTTAAGTCACTATACAAAAAACTCACTAAAGACAATCACAATTTAACAGTTGAACAACAAGTGTTATACAAACAGTTATGTATTACAGATTTAAGAATCTCAGAGGCAAATCAACATAACGAAAAAATTGATTCGCTACAGACAAGCATGGGTAATATTATGACCAAGTTAGGAATATCGCCTAACCAGACAAAAGAAAGTGACTTAGCTGAAACAAACACTTTTGGTGTATTAATAAAAAAATATGAAGAGCGTAAACCTATAGATGAGTGTAAAAACAAGAATCAGTTAGTTTGGTATATTACAACTTATTTTCTCGGACATTTGTGTAAAATGCTAAAAATACATAACAGGTACGCTCATATGTACGAAGAAGAAATGAATAGGTATAGGGTTGAGCGTCCAGAATACGCTGGTGAAGATGATGAAGCTATTTTTGAGTCGGTATTTGCGGAAGCATTAAAGACCGCACCTTCTGACAAGGATGGCGGTGATGCCGATGACATCAACACAGACTGACAGCATTTATAGCACAAGTTCGGTTACAACCAAAGACCGAATAAAAGAACAACGGCAAGAAACAATGGATAAAGTAAACACGGTAACTGGATACTACAGAGAACACCCAGAACACTTTGTTGAAGATTATCTAAATATTATTCTAAAACCATTTCAATCTATACTTATATGTTTTATGAATATATGCAACCAGTTTATGTTTTTAGCCTGTCGAGGCTTAGGTAAGACATTTTTGGTTGCTATTTTTTGTGTTGTTAGATGTATTTTATATCCGGGAACAACAATATGTATTGCATCTGGTAACAGAAAACAGGCTAATTTGGTTTTGGACAAGATTATAAATCTTATTATGCCCGGTGCCCCTAATTTGAGAGCTGAAATTGAATCTTGGAGTATTACAGGTGAAAAAGGCGAAATCAAATTTAGGAATACATCAAAAATATTGGTAGTAACTTCGAGAGACTCTGCCAGAGGTGCAAGAGCAAATATTCTTATTACCGATGAATTTAGAATGGTATCAAAGGATGTCATTCAAACTGTATTGAAAAAATTCTTATCGAATCCCAGACAGCCCGGATTTTTCAAACTGAAAAAATATCAATATCAAAGATCAGATGGTAGTTGGCATGTAAAACCAGAATACCAAGAGAGAAACAAGGAAATTTATATGTCTTCAGCATGGTTTTGTTCTCATTGGTCTTATGCAAAAGCAAAGGGTTATGCGGCTACTATGTTAGATGATAGTAAAAAGTGTTTTATATGTGGTTTCCCGTATCAGCTTGCAATTAGAGAAGGTCTGCTTATGAGAGAGCAAGTTGAGGATGATATGGCTGAATCGGATTACAATGAAGTGTCATGGTCAATGGAAATGGATTGTTTGTTTTATGGTGATTTTGAAGGTAGCTTCTACGAATATCCTGTGATAAACCAAACACGAACAATCAAATATCCTTGGTTGCCACCCGATTATAGTAGGTTGGCAGGAGACAAAAAACTAATTATTCCGCCTAAGCAACACGATGAAAAGCGTATTTTGTCAATTGATATTGCGCTTATGGCAACGACAACAAAACACAAGAATGATGCTTCTGCTATTTTTATTAATAGCTGTGTGCCTCAGAAGCAAAAAGGCGGTAGATTTGTTCATAATATCATATACAGCGACACACTTGAGGGCGAACTGACAAGAGTACAAGCATTGATTGTGCGAAAATTATATGAACAATTTGATTGTGATTATATAGTCATTGATGCGAACGGTGTTGGCTCTGGTGTATACGATGCTCTGGTGGAAGAAATTAAAGACACTGAAACTGGTGTAGTCTATCCCCCATTGTCTTGCTGTAACAACCCAGATATGGCAAGTCGTTGTAAAGATAAATCTGCTCCAAAAGTTATTTGGGCAATTAAAGCAGGTGCTAAATTTAACTCAGATTGTGCATTAGCATTAAGAGAAGGGTTTAAGTCTGGTCGTATTAAATTACTCATAAATGAGTTTGATGCAGAAACCTGTCTTAATGATATTAAAGGATATAGTAATCTTAGTCCTATTGAGCGAACAAAAATCATTAAGCAGTATATAAATACCACGCTATTGGTTAATGAATTAGTAAAGCTCAACATTGAAGAAAACAATAAACTTATTAAAGTTAAAGAAATGTCTGGTATGCGAAAAGACCGTTTTTCAAGTTTGTCTTATAACTATTATGTAGCAAGACAGATTGAAGACAGTATACGACAAAAAGGTAACACGATCTATTCGGCAAAAGACTTTTTTGTGTTTAGAGCACCAGACATGTACAAGTACCGTTAAAAGAAAGGGTGTGAAAAATGAATAAGATTGATAGTGTAGAAATTCATACTGAGAAACAACGAACAGAAGATGATAAAAAATATAAAGAGCAGATCAAAACGACTCAGCAAAAATTTGCTGCTTTAAATCAGCTTGTGCTTCGAGACCTAAACAATGATAGAAACACACCTTCCTTTTTTCTGTACACAAAAGACGAAATCAATACATATTTGTCCAATCCATATAGATATCAAGCACAGTTACGCAATGCGGTTATTTACATGTATTCGGCGAGTTCACACTTTCGTAGAATTATCCAGTATTTTGTTGGATTGACAGACTTGTCTTATATTGTGTCTCCATACAATGTAGATATATCAAGTGTGTCAGACACAAAAAAGATTAAGAAAAATTACACAAAGATTTTGCATACATTAGATGGGTTTAACATTAAAAGCTCATTTGACACTATCTTAACCGTGTGCTTACGAGAAGATGTGTTCTATGGAACTATGAGGGTGACCAAAGATAATATTATGATTCAGCAGCTTCCCTCTGATTATTGTGACATAGCGTCCATTCAAGATGGTGTATTAGATGTCTCATTTAATTTTCAGTATTTTGATTCGAGGTCGGAATTACTGCCTCTATACCCTGTTGAATTTACAACTAAATATAATTTATATAAGCAAGACAGTACACAATATAAATGGCAGTTATTGGATGCTCCGACATCTTTTGCAATCAAATGCAATAAAGATATTTTAAGTTATCCAGTGCCTCCTTTTGTTGGACTTTTGCGTGAATTGTATGAAGTTGAAGACTATAAGCAGCTCAATTTGACACAAACAGAAATTGAGAATTATGCGTTACTGGTAATGAAACTGTTAATGAATGATGACGGCTCATTTCCTATGGATTATGAAATGGCTAAAGATATATGGAGAAACTTAGATTCCGTACTGCCTAATGAAGTAGGATCGGTTTTAACTCCAATGCCGGTTGAGAAGATTAGCTTTAATCATGCAAACACCTCTGATGTAGACAATGTAGCAGACGCAGAGAATCATCTTTTTACGGCAGCAGGTGTTTCGAGTCTTCTATTTAACAATGCAAAAGCATCGTCAAATGCTTTGCTTTTATCTATAAAAGCAGACCAAGCAATTACTTATGGAATTGTATTAAGCATTGAAAAGATGCTTAATCGTTACATTCATACTCTCTCACATGGAAAAATGTTTAAGATATCATTTTTGGATGTAAGTCGTTTCAATCGCAAAGAAGCTGGCGACTCGTATCTAAAAGCCTGCCAATACGGATTGCCGATGGTTTCGTATTATTGTGCATCACAAGGACTTAACCAGTCAGATATTGACAGTATGCACTTTTTGGAAAACTCTATTATGGGCATTCCCGATAAGTTTGTTCCATTGAGCAGTTCGGCTACACAGAGTACAAAGGCAGCGGATAGTAATGGAGAAGCGGGAGCACCAACCAAAGATTTAGGAGAAATCAGCGACAACGGTGAAATTGCTCAGGAAAGAGACGAAGAGTAGTGAAATTTATTTATGTAACAAATGAAAAAGACAAACAACTGTTAATCAATGCAGGGTATTCTCTTATTTCTGTTATTGATAATAAGAGAAAATGTTCTATAAGCCCAACACTATATGTATTTGAGAACAAATCATCACTCTCAAATAATAAAGCTTTATTTGAAAATGTGGCTTGTATTTATTCAGACAAGTTAATGTTTTAAGCCTCACTCGTTATAGAGTGGGGCTTTTTACATATTTAAAATCATCTGGAAGGTGGTGAGTAAGAGTGAAGCAAGATAAAAAGCGTGTGACGATTCAATATAGTATCCCTAATCACATCATACAGTACGACAACGAAGAAAAAATTAATAGTTCTTTTGCAAAAGGTGTAATTAAAGTGGCTTATACGGGACTTAATCGCAATAAGACATACATATCGAAAGAAGCATTTGAAAGAGCTATTTGGTCAATTTTTAATTGTCCTGTTGTTACTCACTATCTACGAGAAGAAAAGGATTATGGTGGACACGATGTTGAGATAGTCACCACAGACACAGAAACAGAATTGGTTAATTTAACAGAACCTATCGGAGTAGTGCCTGAATCTGCAAAGTATTGGTGGGAATCCATTGAAGATAGCGGTGGTACTCATGAATATCTGTGTGTTGAAGCTTATTTATGGACAAGGCAAGAAGGTGTGTATAAATTACTTTCCGAAAACAGTGCATCTGAGTCAATGGAGATTTCTATTATAGATGGTGAAATGGACGAGCATGGAGTATATCAGATCAACGATTTTGAATTTGAGGCTTTTTGTGTTTTAGGCGAAGATGTTGAGCCTTGTTTTGAAGGAGCATGTGTCGAAATGTATTCTCAAAGTGGCACTCATGACAAATATAGCGAGATGATGAAGGATTATAAAGCTATGCTCTCAGAAATAAGTAAGAGCACACAGAAGAAAGGAGGAGATATTATGGATAAGAAACAAGAGCTGATTAAAAGCTATGCAGTAGATGTAAGTGATTTGGATATTGAAAATATTTCTATCGAGGATTTAACATCTGAGCTTGAAAGCAGAAAGTTTGCTTTGGAGTCTGATGTTTGTCAGAAATTAATCCATGCAATGGATGATAAGAAAACAAAGATTACTCTCGATGATGATTCATTCTATGAAGTGCGCAAGTATTGGTTTGTGGACTACGACAGTGAGTCTAAAGAGGTATATTACGCAGATTGCGAAAACAGGCAGCTCGTTGGCTTTAACTATGAACTTAAGGGTGACGATGTTGTGGTAGACGAATCTACAGCAAAGAGAAAAAAGTATGCCATTGTTGATTATGTAGAGGGCGACAAAGAGATTGAGTCTGCGGTGTTTAATATGGTAGACGAGGTAAAATCTCAGTTTTATTCGACACTCAAATCAAACAAAGAACAGTATGAAGCAAGTCTTGCAAGTATTACCGCAGAAAAGACTGAACTGGAAGAGTATAAGAAAGCAAAAGAAGCAGAAGAGCGTAAGTCACAGGAAGACGCTGTGTTTGCAAAGTTCAGTAATTTGGCAGGGGTTAATGAATACGAGACATTGAAAGCCGAGCATGAAGGTATGAACATTTCTGATATTGAAGAGAAATGTTATGCAATTATGGGCAAAAACGGCATGAGTTTTTCTAAGAAAACAGACAAGCCTCTGGCATTTGGTATTGATAAAAATGTAGGTGGCGTAGCGGATAAGAATAGTGTTATTGATGACACAAATGATTACGGTGGTCTTTTTGCCAAGTTTGGCATTAAACCCAAAGATTAAATAGAGGAGGCATTTATATGGCTGATGTAAAGCATGCTGTGTATAACAGCGATAATGTTAGTGCAACCACAGATGGTTCACTTATTGTTTCAATGAAATATATGGGTTCTGGTAGTGCAGCTACAGCAATTGATAACGGCAATATTGTACTTGTGGGTGAACTTATGGCAGGCGAAAAGCAGATTCATAAGGCAACAACCCCCGCAGCAAATTCCCCACGAGCTCAGCTTGCTATTGTTACAACTGTAGAGGAGGACAAGAAGGCTGTACTTAAATCAGACACAAACCTTGAAAAATACACAAACGAAGCTGGAAAAACTCTTAGAGGTTTCCGTTTCCATACAGGTGATACTTTTAGCGTTTCTGCGGAAGCTCTTGATGGTACACCGAAGAAGGGTGACGCAGTAGAAGTACAGGCAGGCACAAAGATGAAGGTTGTTGAAACTGCAACAGCCGCATCAACACAGATTGGCAAAATTGTTGACGAAACAAAGTATAAGAGATACACACTCTATACAATTGAAGTACAGTAAGGGAGGATTGTATTATGGCAGATAATAATAGCATTGTTCAGCTTGCTGTTGACGCATATCACGGTGAAGTTGGTAAGTATTCAAATAAGGACTCAATGGAAGTTCTTAGAAAGTCTCTTGTCGAAGCTAATGGTGGTTCAACCAAGCTTGACTACAAGAGAATTAGAGACGGTAAGTGCGGTCAGCTCTTCTCAATTGTAGAGGAAATTCTTTCTCGCACTGTAGTAGAAGGTCTTCAGAAGAGTGACTTCTTTAACAACTTTGTTGAGTTTAGAAATATTGCAGCCGGTGATGTAAACGCATTTGAAGTACAGGATTCTATTCTCTATCAGGTTGCTGAGGTTGCAGATGGCACACAGGGCGTTAGAAGACAGAGATTTGGTGGTTATAATACTGTAACAATTGATACAACTCTCAAAATGGTAAAAATCTATGAGGAGCTTCAGAGAGTGCTTAATGGCACAGTGGATTTTAATACACTTATTGCAAGAGTAAGTGAATCCTTTAGTCAGAAGATTCTTGATGATATCTACAAGGTATGGGCATCTGCTACAGCAGACGATTTCGGTGGTACAGCCTTCTTCCCTGTTGCGGGTACATATAGCGAAGATACTCTCCTTGACACAATTGCACATGTAGAGGCTGCTGCTGGTGGTAAGACAGCAACAATTTCAGGCACAAAGGCTGGTCTTCGTAGGATTGCTCCAAGCGTACAGGGCAGAGACTCACAGAGCGATATTTACAATAACGGTTATTATGGTAAGTATTATGGTTCTAATGTACTTGCAACTCCGCAGAGACACAAGATCGGCACTACTGATTTTGTATTTGACGATAAGACTCTCAATATCGTTGCAGGCGATGATAAGCCTATCAAGGTTGTATACGAGGGTGTATCAACAATTATTCTTGGCAACCCGACAGAAAATGCTGACCTTACATACGAGTACCTTTATGGTGAAAAGTATGGTATTGGCATTGTGCTTTCAGGTGGCGCAAACACTGGTATTGGTAGATATACTTTTACTAACTAATGATACTGATATTCGGGCGTAGTTTTAACTACGCCCGTTTCAATGAAGGAAAGGATAAATCAAATGGCAACAGCAGTTACAACAACACGCAGAACAACTAAGACAAAAACAAAAACATCTGCAAATATGGATGTTCCGGAAAATCAGCATATTAAATTAAGAAAAACACTTCCACCTGAAGCTATTATTCCTGTAATTAACGGCTTTCAGGGTAAACTTATTGCACAGAACAGAAGAACTCACGAAGAATTTATATGGGAAGAGTTCGGTGATGTTCAGGATTTGACATTTGCAGATGTAAAGTCAATCTATTCCACAGATAAAGCCTTCTTTTCTAATAATTGGTTTTTATTTGAGGACACTTTAGTTCTTGAGGTACTTAATGCTGAAAAATATTACACCAATGCACTCACAGTTGAAGGCTTTGATACATTGTTCGACAAAACCTCCGATGAGATTAAAGCAATTGTTTCAAAATTAAACCGCTCTCAGAGAATGTCAGTATGTTACAAAGCACGCAATGCAGTAGCGAATCACGAAATCGATTCACTTTCGGTTATTACGGCATTAGAAGAGAGTCTTGGTGTCAAATTAGTCGATAGATAAGGAGGTTTCCGATGATAGTCTCTTATGATGATTTTACCAGAGTGTTTCTGGATAAAGTAAAAGAGTGGAAGTTTTTAGATCCTCATCTTAGCGATAAAGAAAAAACAAGAGTATGTGATGGATATTTAAAACGAGCATGTGCTTCTTTCAATAGAAAGTGTGGTTATAATCTTTACAATAGAGATGATACAACAAGAACATTTTTAGAGAATTTTAGTGCTGAAGATGTAGACGAAATTGTAGACATTATTACCGAAGGTATGGTTGCACAGTGGTTTAAGCCATATGCAAATAACGCAGACAACTTGGAAAACACACTTAACACAACAGATTACAGTGGGTATTCGCCTGCGGAAATTTTAAACCGTGTAAGAACAGCATATAAAGAGGCTGAAACATGTTTCAAAAACAGAGGAAATAATTACTCTTTTGAACACGGAGACTTAACGGATTTACATATATGAACAAACAAATATATTTGCATTATCTATCGTGTTTAATTAATCAGATATTTAAAATTCTACCCTTAAAAGAGCAAAACTCTGAATTTATAGATACTCATATCTCAGATATTATTAAAGAGTTAAAGGGGTTTGATATGCTTATTAAAGACACAGGGTATGACGCTGTGATTATGCGTATTCTTGCTATATTAAGCTATTACGAACAAAATATTTATGTCAGTAGCGTTGAAGATGTGAGACGAAATATTTTCAAAATGATTACTCTATGTGAAAAGCTTAAATATAGAATTGAAGGTGATAACTGTGTCTTTATGGAATGAGTATATGAATGAGCATGTTTCGTTGCCTCAAACTAAACGACAGCAAATGATAGAGCGTGTGCAGCAGCGACAAACTGAATTATTACGAAATAAGAAGTTGTCTTATGTAACTGTAACAATAAACGGTGAAGAAAGAGAAGCTGTCATTACGAGGAGCGATAGCGGAGATGATATTAAGAATTTACTCTCTCTCCCTAACGAAAAGTTTGAAAGGGGTTCTCTGGTAGAATGGCAAGATAATTATTGGTTGATTATATCGCATGATGTACAGGATGAGTTATACACAAGAGCGAAAATACAGCAATGTAACTACACACTCAAATGGATTAACAACAATGGTGACATAATTGAAAGGCATTGTATTATTACCGATAATGACCGCAATTCGTCTGGCGAAAGAGAAACTAAAGAAATTACTGTTGGTGACAACCGTTTAAACCTTATTATAGCTAAAGATAGTGAAACTAAAGAGTTATACAGAGGACAAAGATTTTTGGTTGATGATGTTGATGCACAACAGAACATACTGGCATATCAGATCACAAAACCTGACCGACTGCCGGGGCTTTATAATGGTAAAGGTGTATATACTTTTGGTTTAAAAGAATGTAACAGATCGACCAATGATAATACTGAATTAATGGTTGCTGATTATTACACCTTGATTAATAACTCAAGCAAAGACGATATAGATGTTCCAACTTCTCAGCCATATGGTATTCGTATTGAGGGATGTAATGACGGAGTTTTGTATATAGACGAAGATTGTGAACTATCGTTTAGTATAGCGGATAAGCAAGGTGATATTATTCAGAACTCAAATGGGTACGAATACTCTTTAGAGAATGGTGAAGATTATGTATCAATTAAGCCAAGTGCCGACAATCACACCTTAACGCTTTATGTTCCGCTTAAATATTCATTTATTGGAAAAAGAGTTACGCTAAGGGTTATGTCCTCATTATACAATTTATCGACAGAAAAAGAATTTGTGATTAAGGGGTGGTCGTAATGCAAGATGTTAAACATAATAGTTTTACAGGTATGACACTTCTTAAACAATTGATTAAAAAGCGTTGCTTAAACAATCAGAATATTGTGAATTTAATATGTATAGATACGGATAATGAAGATAGTTTCGTAGATGTAGTTAAAGGAAGTCAAAGCCCAGCTAAATCGTTTATCAAGCTGTTTCCTTATGTTCCTGAGACTATAGAGGAACAAAGTGTATTTGTGACAATGCAGTCAGGGGTAACACAAGTCAACTCGTCGGCTGTAAAAACGACATCTTTAATGATTTATATATTTGCACACGAGCAGTTAATGGATATGTTGCAGGGCGTCCGCACTGATTTGCTTGCAGGATATATTGATGAAGAAATTAATGGTATGACAGATGTTGGTTTTGGGCGGTTAGAACTCGTATCAGCTAACGAATTTAACCCCATACAGGATTATTACGGACAAGCGTTAGAATATACCTTACAAGACCATAACCGCATAGGAAGCAAATTATGAGAAGTAAGGCAATTGATTTTTTAGATATAGACGAGATGACACTATATCGAGGCAAACCTATTAAAATTTCTACTCATCTAACTCTAAAACAACCAACACTTGATGATATATGTGACATTGGTGAGAAACAATATTTTGCAGAAATAGGTAAAATTTGTGCAACACCTTCTGATTACAAATCAGAATTATATGATGGTTTTAATTTATGGTGGGATGAAGTAGATGATTTTGATTTTTTTACTTTAATTTATAAATCCATAGATAGTGATATTTTGTCACTGCTTTTTGAAGAGGATATTGATTTACAAAGAATGGTACTGGTTAAAGATAATACTTCTCAAGATATTAAATTAATTGATACTAACACTCAGTTAATTATTGATAGGTTTGTTTACGAAATTATAGTTAATTACATACGAAAAATTCACAGATTAAAAAAGCACGAAGAGAAAGGTGGAAATACAACCACCAAAAGGTTCATGGTAGATGAAGATAGGGATAACAAAAAATACGCTCGGAAAGAGCACCAAAAAGCACAGTCAACCCTACTCCCTATTGTTTCTGCGTTGACTAATCACGCAAATTTTAAATATAGTTATTCAACGGTTTGGAGTTTGCCTATTTATGTTTTAATGGACGCCGCTGATCGTATTAACGCAATAAATGATTATGAAAACATTATGACTGGGTACTATAGTGGCTGTGTTGATTTAAAGAAAATAAGTAATAAAAGCATTCTTAATTGGATGCGTAATTTGTAGCACTCAAAGGGGAGTGCTTTTTATTTTATAAGGAGGATTTATTATGTATAATATTGACAATCTTGTACTTGACAGGGTTACTCGTCTTACAAAGCAGGACATTAGTTCAGGCGATATTGAATGGACAGCTAATCAGATTAAAGATGGCACACTTGAGTGCGGTGGCGAAGCAGTAAATGCTACAGATAATGTCGGTGCAACAATTGGTTCGTTTGACAGAACTAAGACTTCAAAATTTACAGCATCTAACTCTGTTATTAATCTTGGTGTGTTTGCTGACCAGTTAGGTACAAAGAAAGAAGTTGGTGCTGCTGATAAGAAGGTTGTAACTAAGAAGGTAGATGTTCTTGAAGCAAACCCTACCGCTAAAACAATTACACTCAACTGGACTCCTCTCACAACAAGTCCTGTAACAGCTATTTGGGCACTTACTACAGAGGGCGGTCTTGGTGAGAAATTTGCAGTCACAGCGAGTGACCTTGCAACAAACAAAACAAACTTCACTATTGCTGGTAAAACTATCACTCTTGGTGATGATATCCCTGTTAAGAGAGAAGACGGTTCTCCTATGACATTTATTGTTATCTATAAGTGTGAGATGGAGAATGCGGTTAAGATTACCAACTCAAGTGATAACTTTTCTAAGGCTGGTACTTTTGTTCTTGATAGCATTTGTCATGATGTTTGTGATCCATCAACAAAGATTTATACAATTATTGTATTTGAAAGAGCAAAGCTTTCTAACAATTTTTCACTCGAAATTAAACCAGATGGCACACAGCCTATCGAATTTGAAGGTATGACTAACTATTGTTCTAAAGATAAAGAACAGTTCTATGTAGTTATTCCCGAAGACGAAGCTGAGGCATAATTATGGCTATCAGAAAGTGCCTCATTTGTGGTAAAGAATATGAAGCTTGTGTGAACTGTTCTAAATATGGTGGATGGAGGGCAGTTGCCGATACGCCAGAACACTATCAAATTTACTCGATTATACAGGATATGCGTCTTGGTGCTTCTCCGAAAGAACTCAAAGAACAGTTTGCACAGATTAGTAAAGAAGCTACACAATCCATGATGCCAGAAATAAGGGATGTACTTATTAAGGGTAATGTTATTGATAATGGAGTAGCAACCGCAAAGCGAGGAAAAACAGCAATTACAAAGAAAACTGACGAAGATAATAGTAGTCAGAAATGATGTTCTTATAGGGAAGATGGGATTTTCTCCCTTATCTTCCCTATTCTTTTTAGGAGGTAAATAAAATGCGAATTTTAGCGGTTGATCAGGCTCGCAACGGTGGTTGGGCGATATATGACTACGAAAAGCAAAAGCTTATAGACTATGGCAGTTTTAGTTTTCCTAATGGTAAATACACATTTTCAGAGGCTGTTTGTGAGATTGAAAAGTATATTAGTCAACTTATCACAAAAAGAAAGATTTCAGTTGTATTTCTTGAAGATATTAATTTGAGAGCTAATGTATCAGTATTTAAAAATTTGGCACAGTTACAAGGCGTATTAATTAACCTCTGTGAAAAAAAGCATTATTTATATCAACTCATATCACCCTCTGTGTGGCAAAATTATTGCAACGCAAGAGGAAGAACAAGTAAAGAAATTAAAGCAAAAATCACTGCAACTATTCCTAACGATAACAAAGCGAAAAAACGAAGCAAAATACTGTCATTACAGTATGTAAAGAATAAATATGACATTGATACCGATAACGATAACATTTCGGATGCTATCTGTATCGGAGATTACGCTGTACATAACATTAACATACAGCACACGGAATGAAAGGATTTTATATATGAAAAAAAGCACAAATAAAAAAAAGGATTATAAAGAAATTCCAGTAATGACTTTTGGAAAAATTTATTACGCAGAAAAAAATGAGCCAAAGTTTTATGATTATGTATTTCATTCAGTAACAACAGATGATAATAAGCCTGAAGAAATAGAACACATCTCTTTAAGAATTAAACATAGTATCGGAGCAGTACGCCTTTCAAATATCTGTAGTACAGTAGCGGAAACTGTATTTGATATATCAGAAAATAGATATCTTCCCGAAATCACATCTACATTGATTGATATGCAAATTCTTAGAGAGTATGCAAATTTTGCAATTCCTACTGTTTTTGAAAAAATGTATTCTTTTGTAACAGAAACAGGTGTTGCAGAGTTTGTCAAAAGTAAAATCAATCAAAAAGAATTGGCGTTAATATATAAAGGTGTTCAAAAGAGAATTGAATATATGCAGAAAAAGGAAATCTCCGAAAAGACCTATGAAACTGCATTAATTATGAATCAGTTTAAAGCATTAACTGAAAATATATCATCTATTGGCGATAAGGTAGACCTCAATAAGATGATGGATATGGTAAACCACATTATCAAAGAGGAAGAAGATAAGCCAAGCAACAGTCCACTTCCCCTCTTCCCTTCTGCTAAATAAGGGGCTGGTGGTATCAAGACTTTCAATTCGTATGACACATTTGTCAAAGCAATTAACAAGGCGGCTTCTCAGGTTTTAAAAACCGATATTGCTCAAGATGTTAAAGGCAAATTAAGGAAAAATATCAAAGCAGATATTTATGATACATATACTCCTACAACTTATGTAAGGCGTAGTGTGAATGGCTTAGGAAGCAGCTCCCAAATTCAAGATGTGTCCCAAGAGAGCAATAAGATTATCATAACTTCTGTAGCACCACCAAACCGCTCAGTTGTTACTCATCAAGTGCCAACCACTACATCGGATGCATTGATTCGTTGGATAGCAGGATATAGTCGGAATGGATACACCAGAAAGAGATATAGTTATACCTCTGACTTATGGAGAGCTATCGGATATGATGCCAAAAAATATGCTTTTATGGGGGTTCGTAATCCTATAGCGTCAACGAGAGCAGAACTAAACAATTCAGACTTCAAAAAAAGTATTACAACAAAAATTATAGCAAAGTTGAAATAAGGTGGTGGTATGTGTGGCAAATGAAAACGATATTTTTGGTATTTCCGTCCAAGTGATAGCTGGAACAAGAAACGAAGACAAGAAAATTTTCAAAAAGAGTGTTGGAGAATTAGCTAAAGCTATTGACGGTATTAAAATATATAATATAGAAGCCGATCAGAGTAAACAAGCCAAAGACCAATTAAAAAAGAGCGTCCAGACGCTATTTGAAAAATCTCTTCAAAACCCTCCAACAATTCCAGTAGTTACAATCAAAAAGTTTGACTGTAGTAACGCAATGAAGTCTTTGAAGAAAGACATTGAAAAAGCAATTGGCAGTATTTCGGTTGGTGTTACTGGAAATACAGTCAAAGCATCTCGTAGTCAATATAACAAGAATAACAATAGCAATCGGACGACAGCCGATGTGACAAATTATCAGCAAACCGCAAAAGAGCTATCTCAGATTCAGAGCAGAATCCAAAGCATTATTGGCGGTTTAAACCTTCAAAAACAAGGATATCAGTTTTTAAATACACAAGATATTGAGAAATTTCTTACGGTATCAAGAAGTTTGGCTTCTGAAGGAAGACAGTTAGAACAGTCATTATCTCAAGGATTGGAAATTCCTGTCGCTGATTTAGAAAATTTGAGCCAAAAGGTTGTAAAATTATCGCAAGATGTAACTGCAATCAATACAGAAGGCAGACAGAGTATTAATGAAATTAATAATATTATTCAAACTGCCCAATCCTTATATGCTATCCTTGAGAGTCATAATTCAAATAGTGTAATTAGTGCTGAGTCTATAGACAAAACTAAAGCAGAATTACAGGAACTTATTGATACAGGGAGTCGTGTAGTATCTCCTACTGGTCGCACAAATGAAATATCTGCTTCCGAGTTACAAAGTCAATTGGCTGTTATTACAGAAAGCACTGCTGCCTTAAAGGAGTTTCAAGACGCAGAAGCTCTTGTATCACAAACGACTAATCAATTAACACAAGAGCAAAGCAAAAACTTGCTAACTGTGTCTGAATATCGTACTGCGTGGTCTCAACTTACAACCCTCATATCTAAAAAAGATATTATTGGGGATATGTGGAATAATGGAGAAGATGTACCAAAAGAACTTCTTTCGTCTTTTGTGACAGAGGCACAAGCGTTATCAACCTCTATCTCTAATACTGTAAACAACAACCGTTCTGAAATAGAAAAGATTCGGAGTGATATTGATACAGTATATGATGACATTCAAAACCGCAGTAAAAATGTAGCATTTATTCCCGAAGGACAATTACAAGAAGCAAAAGCAGACTTAGAAGATATACGCCAAGAATGTGAAAAACTACTTGAAAATGGTGTATGGAATGGCGCAGATGATTCTTTTATAGACAAGTTTCAAAGTAGGATTAACAATATTAAAGAGAAGCTCAATACTGCCAACGCAACTGGCAAAGCGCAAGGATATCACTATGATATTTTGAATAACTCAGGCGAGGTTGTTAATAATAGTCAGTTGGATAAATATTTGGCTAATATGCGAGCTTTGCGTCAGCAAACAACATCTTTACTTAACGGACACAATATTCCTGACAATCTAAAAAACGAACTTAGTGACTACCTCCAAAAATTTCAATTACTTAACGAAGAAATAACCGCTACAAATCAAGTAACTGGCAAGCTTGGAAATAATGCTGCTTTACATAAATTTGAAACCAAATGGAGTCAGAGTTTAGAAACCGCAAATAAAAGTACAATCGCAAGTAGCAAAGCAGTAGCAACACTGCGTTTGCAGGTTATGAAATTTGCGAGTAGCAATCCTAAAGCTGCTCAAGCATACGCTGGACAAATTGAAACCATTTTAAATAAAACATCAGATGCTGCAAAAGTCAGTAGCCAACAGCTTAAATCTTTCCAGTCACAGTTTGCAAATATTAAGACTTCTACCGAGTCTGCTGGATTGATGGGCGCAACCGCTCTACGCACACTTGCAAAGAACTATCTTAAATATGGTTCGTGGAATTTTATCACTTCGTCTATGAATAAAGCTATTGCTACTGTTCAAGACATGATACACATTGTGACCGAGTTAGACACTGCTATGGTGGAGCTTAAGAAAGTTACAGACAGCACTGACTCGACATATGACAAATATTTAACTACGGCAACTGGCAAAGCAAAAGAACTGGGTACTACTATTAGTGACTTTGTTACAAGTACCGCTGATTTTGCTCGTATGGGTTATGATATACCTGACTCAACGCAATTGGCAGAGGTAGCAACCATATATGCTAATGTCGGTGACGATTTGGATGGTGTTGGTGAAGCAAGTAGTGACATTATTTCCATATTAAAAGCTTTTAATATGGAAGCTTCATCGGCACAAAGCATTGTCGATAAACTTAATGAGGTGAGTAATAATTACGCTGTCTCGTCAGGTGATTTAGGCGAAGGCTTGAAGAACTCAGCCGCATCTATGGCTGTTGCGGGTAATAGTCTTGATGAAACCATTGCGTTGCTGACCGCAATGACCGAAGTTACACAGAGTGCAGATGAATCAGGTAATGCACTTAAAGTGCTTGCTATGAGATTAAGAGGTATGTCGGTAGAGCTTGAAAAGGCTGGAGAAGATACGGAAGGAATGTGCGCAACAACTTCTGAGCTTCAAGACAAAATCAAAGCTTTAACAAAAACTTCTTCATCTTCAGGCGTGGATATTATGGACAATGGTGCATTCCGTAGCACCTATGATATTCTTAAAGATATCGCTCTCGTATGGGATGAATTGGCTGACAAAAATAAAGCGTCATTACTTGAGCTTATCGCCGGTAAGAACAGGTCTAACTACGCTTCTGCTGTAATTCAAAACATTGGTACAGCAATCAATTCATTAGATACTTCTGAGAATTCAGATGGTTCTGCATTAAAGGAACACGAAAAGTACATAGATAGTATCGAAGGTAAAGTAAAACAATTTCAGGCACAGTGGCAGGAATTATCAACAACAACAGTATCAAGTGATATTGTTAAAGGCGTAGTTGATACTGGTTCTGGATTGTTAGGATTTTTAACGCAAGCTAATGAATTGCTCTCTCATATTGGAGCAAACATTGGTACTCTTTCCATATCTGGCGTTTTGTCTGGATTAATGGGAAGCGACAAGGGTAAACCCAAATTGACGGGTTTTAGGAGTATGCCTATCTATTTTGAGAAAGTAGCGTAATCGTGCTATAATCAAGAAATGGTGATGTATGTCGTTAAATGAGAGGTTAAACTGCAAACGGAATGATAGCCGTTCTGGGAAATGGTGATGAACAATATGCCATATGGAGACGAAAGTCAGAAACAAGTTATTGTTCGGCGTATGTCAAAAGCTAACCGCCGTAATAAGCCATAATCAGCATCCAGCCGCATAAGCGGAGGTTCAGAGACTATAAGCCTCTTGAGGTAGTTTCGACGATATGAAATGACCTTAAATTGTATAGTCCAAATCGACACTGAGACAACAGTGACTATCATATAAAAGAAAAGTTTTATAAACAAACAAAAAGAGCAGTATCATAAAACACTGCTCAAATTATTAATTAGAAGGTGGCTTTGCAATCATTACATTGATAGTTCTTGCCTATCTTATTGCTTGCTAAGCCGAGTGTGAGAGATGAAGCTACTCTGCTGCTCGTTGAAATTTTAGTAGTACGCAGAGAACCACAGTATGGACATTTAACAGTTGGTCGGGATTGTAACGATGCGACTCGTTTCTCTACTACTGAATCCCAGCGTCTGTTATTATTTAGGTGTTTTTCATATAAATTATTATCATATTCAGGGCAATCTTTAAATAGAGCATTATACCAATAAACATATCTATACTCTTGGAGACCGCATTTCGTTGTTCGTTTTCGTTCACTTTCGTATAATTGCGTCAGTTGTTGGTCTGAAATTGTAAAAAACAACTTGCGAGGTCTTTTCAAAAAACCTATCCAGCAACAGTCACATTTAGTAGAGAAAGCAGGACATTCAATTGTTCCACATTGTGGGCAAACAGATAATTGTGTTGTATGTTCCATATATATACCTTCTTATTGATAATCATAGTCTAAGGTTAAGATACTCCAAACTTACTTAGACAAAGACGGAAACAAAAAAATCCATTTTGCGAGTAAAGCGAAAGAAGCAAGAGTTGACGCTGCGGCAACCATAGCAGAAAAAAATCTTGGAGCTTATGAAGATTTTGTCAATACTATCAACGCTGATGATAAACTTGGTGACACCGAAAAAATCATTCAAAAACAAGAAGCTTTTGCTAATGCAACAGCAGACTTAAATCAGGAGCTTATTGCTGGCGTTACATATGAGACCAAGTACGCAGAAGCTCAAAAACAGATTAGTGCAAATGCAACTAAAATGAAGCAAAGTTTCTCAGGAATTAAAGGCAAACTATCTTCATTAGGTTCTTCGTTAAAGAATCTTGCTGTAGGCATTGGTAATATGCTTATTATACAAGGTGTAATGAGTGCAATTTCTTTTGGTTTTGAAGCACTTGATAATTACATCAACAGAGCTGAAAATAACCTATCAGACCTTGAAAAAATCACAACAGAGATTAACGACAAAAAAGATGCCTACACATCTCATTCAGTATCTGTAAACAAAATCAAAAATGAATATTACGAATTAGCTGATGGTGTTAATTCTTATGGAGAAAATATCTCTTTAACCTCTACTCAGTACGAGAGATATATTGAACTTTCTAATGAGATTGCACAGATGTATCCGGGCTTGGTAAAAGGTTACTCAGCCCAGAATGACGCCATCTTAGAGTGTAAAAATAATGTCGAAGCTCTTAATAAGGCAATGGCTGATGAAAAGAATGCTTATTACGAAACTATCGTGTCTAAAGAGCAGGATACTTTCGGCAAAGCGTTAGAGAACATTGCTACGAATCAGGGAATATTTGGTGGGAATGATAAAACCTATCTCACCCAACTCAAGAATATTGACGAAATTGTAAAAAAAGTACAATCTAAAGAAGATATCTCTCTGATGTGGGCAGATATGCACAATTTGGACACTATTATTAAGGGTGCTGGTATTGAAGATATCCTCCGTTACGATAAAAGCACTGGAGAGTCAATTTATAAAATCGAAGATAAAGACATATCAACTGCCATCTCGTCAATTCAAAACTACAAGGCAGCTTTAAATCGTCAAATTAACGATTTGGTAAACAACAGCTTTAAGCCTGTGCTTGATGCATATATTCACTATACTGATGAACAGTTTAGCACATTAGATAGTAAAAGTCAAGTTCTTATTGAACAATATATAAATAGTGCCACATGGGATAACTTCTACAGTAAGATTATTGATCCTGAAGCGAGCACAGCAGACAATTTAGAATCAGTTAAGCAAACTGTATCGAGTATTGTTAAAGCATTTAAGAATCCAGAATTAACCAATACGCTGGACGAGGTACAAGCCCAAATAGATGATATTAAAAGCGGAAAAATAGATGTCTCAGGTTTTAAAGATCTTAATAATAAAGTTATCAATGCTTTGTCGGGCATTGATGGAATGAACGCCGATACAAGAGAACTTTTTGTAAAAATGTTGTTTTCTGATGTAGAAATTGCTGACGATGTGGATATTAATAAAGCAATTGCGAATATTACAAAGCGTGTAGCTGGCAATCTGCAAGGTGGGTTCATTCCGGGTACAAATATTAGAAAAGACTCTAAAGAGAAAATTCAGTTAAGTGAAGATGTTAATAAATATTTATCTACGCTTGATTTTAGTACCATTAAACAGATATACAACAGCGATGCTGCGTTAAACAGTTTAAAAGATGTTCAAAAATTAGTAGAGAAAATCAAAGCAGAAGCATCGAATGGGTTCTCGTTCAAGATCTCAACCGAAGATGCCAATAAATCCTTAGAGTCAACTTTTTCAGCTTTCAATACCGTTAAGTCGGCTATTTCTGAGTATAGCGAAAACGGAGCACTCTCCTTTTCTACACTTCAATCTTTATTGTCATTAGATAGTTCGTACATTGATATGCTTATCAATGAGCAAGGCGAATTAGATTTAACTTCTAATAAGTTCAGAGAATTGGCAAAGGCTCAGTTGGAAAAGCTTAAGGTTTCTTATTTGCAAGCGTCTTTGGACGAAGTAAACCAGTTAGAAAACGAAACTCAAGTGCTTGAGTATTTAAAGAAAAATCAACAGGGTGCAACTGAGTCGGCATTAAATTTAGCAGATGCTAAGTGGCAAGAAGCTTACGCAACAGCGGCGGTAAAAGATGCAGAGCAAGGCACAGGCGACCTATATCAACAAGCTGTAATTACAGCAGAAAGTGCTTGGCGTAAAAAGGCGGCTTTAATAGACTACTATGAGTCTTCACTAAGCGATTTATCAACTACTACTGATGAAGTCACATCCGCTACAGAAAAACATAAAAAGGCACTTGAAAACGAGGAAAAGGCTTTAGAAAAAACTAAAGAGGCTTTGGAAAACAAAAAGCAGGCATTAGAAGATAGCAAGGATGGTTATGAAGACGCTTTATCTGCAATTGAAGATTTAGTCGATTGGACAGAAAAATACATTAAGCAAACTAAGCAGAACGAAATAGATGCGTTACAAGAACGCAAAGATAAAATTGATGAGCTTATTGAAAAGAAACAGGAACTTCTTGACAAAGAAAAAGAAGAAGCTGATTTCAACAAACAGCTCAAAGAGAAAGAAAATGCTGTTGCTTCAAACGCATTGTCTGCTGCTATTACTGGACTGGACGATAGTTCCGCAGGTAAAAAAGCTCACAAAGAAAATGTTGATGATTTGGTTGAGTCCAGAGAAGACTTATATGATTATCTATCAGACTATCAGTACGATACTCGCAAAGAAGCTTTGGATAAACTGAAAGAAGAGACAGATAAGCATTATGATGATGAAATCCAAACTATTCAAGATTTCTTAAACAACGAGGTGTCTTTACACAGAGCTGCATGTAATATGATTGACAATGACAATGGCGCATTGTATAACAACCTGTTGTGGTATTGTCAAAATTACACTACAACCACAGAGGCTGAGTTTAACCATATGTGGCAGTCGGCTCAAAGTGCTCTTTATGAATATGGCACTGCACAGCTCAATGTTATGGATTTAATGAATACACTACAATCTCGTATCTACGATGTAGACTCTGCTATTGCTAATGTGACAGGAAGCATTGACAACTACACTTCTCGAATTGATAGTTTGAAACAAAAAATTGACGAGTTGGGCAATTCTGCGCAGACCACTAAAGCAAAGATTGATTCAGTTAAAATACAACCATCGAGTATAACAGGTCATGGGTATAAAATTACCTATAACGGCAAAGTGTATAAAACCAACCTAACGAACAAAGAGGATGCTGAAACATATTTCATAAGTCGGATCAGTAAAGACTGGTATGGCGGAAGAGCGCTACCGGCAGGTTCTTTATGGTCTAAAATGAAAGCATATGCTTCTGGTACAAAATCAGCCAAAGGTGGTTTGTCTATTGTTGACGAAGAGGGCATTGGTTCAGAACTTATCCCTACATCTCTTGGTAATGGCAGATATACAATCTTACCACAAGGCAACCCTGTATTTAGCAAAGCGATGACAAATGAATTGTTTGAATTTGCATCAGCTCCAACTGATTATTTTGCACAGAAGTTTGGCTCTGAGATAACACCGAATGTCGTGAACAATAAATCAACTGTTGTTTCCCCTGCTATTAACATCAATGTGCAAGGTGATGCTACTCAGGCTACTGTTAATGCACTGCACAAGGAGTCTGAGAAAATTATGAATAACACTATCAAAAAACTTATGTCTTATACTGTTAATAATAGGCACTTGTAATAGTTTTTGTCAAACCGAAGAACGATATGCAGCTCCTCGGTTTGACAACATTGTCATATATCTATATATTCGTTCACAGTATTGTTATCGTTATTGTCTATATAGTTACAAAATAGTAATTTGAGCAAGGTTTTAACAAAATTGTTATCAAAACAGTCAAATTTTACTTGACAAGTGTGTGGTTTTGCAATAGACTATTAATAGTTACATTTAAAAACATAGACACAGGTACTAAGATATGGAACGGATTGAGATATTTTCTATACATAATAACAACATAAGACGAAAACAATTAAGAACTTTTGAAAAAAATATTTCCATTTGGTTTATTGGTATATTGGTTAGTTCTATTCCCATACTATTTAAAACAATGAATTTAGTGTTGCATGGTCATGCAGAAGAAATTAGTTTTGTATCCATATTTTCAGACAAAGATATATTTTTCTCTATTTTTAGCATTGCTACATTGCTACTAGTAGAAATACTTTTAGTCGATGGAGCTAAAGGTGGTAAAGGTTTAAGGATATATTTATTAGGTATGATGACCATCCTGTTAGCATTATATACTATGGCTGTATTTAGTGACGGATGGTATCGTTATTTTAATCAAAATATAGCTATGTGGATAAATATTATATCATTGGCAAGTGTGATAGTCGTGGGTGTGTTACAGTTTTGTAGTCTAGCTACTATCAATTAATACACGGAGGCATATTATGGAATATTTCTTTTTAATCTTATCTGGAATTGTTGGACTTTTAGCTGTATTGCATTCGTTAGGACAGTTAATATCTGCTATCAAAAAACAAAAGCAAATCAAATATGAAACACATTCATCTCAAGAAAAATCATACAAGTATGAGCTAGACGCAGATGTATGCAATAACAGAATTCGTGGTTCTGTCCGTATGAATCAGGGATACATCAAAAATGAAAACAATGTCAAAGCAGAAGCTGATGAAATTGTGTTTCCATAAGTAGGGGTAGATTATGACTGATTATCAAAATATATTTTATACTTTTTGGGAAAAGTATAATTATGTATATAATAAACAAAAAGAGTTATGTATATTGTCTGAAGAGTATGATAATGAGTTATGTACATTTGTTCAACCTATTAAAGAGCAAAAAGATTCATTGGATCATATTACGAGAGCTTATAAAGATTATTATGACGGTATTGCTAGTAAAAATAGTACCGATGAAAACATTGAAGATAATTTAGATAAAGCATTGGGGCATATTTTTCGTGCCTATTACGACACGGCGGATTTTTTTAGCATTGTAATAAGGCGTACTTTAAGTATGCACTTGCAGCAATTTACATATAAGCAAATCATTACAGTATGGCGTGAGTATGAAGATAATCGCAGATGGTTAGTAACATTTCCTACACTTATGGCTGGATTACGAAATAATAAGGGTATAAATTCAAGTTTTCATGATATTAAAGAAAAGGTTGATGCGTATTATGAACCAATAGAGCATCTATTTGAATTATTTAACACATTTATGTTGGAAGTTTACCCTAAGTTATGCAAGCGATATGACCCGCCAGTAGACTAATTATTTTAAAACTAAATAGTAAAATATTGTAAGAGAAGATGGAATTCCATCTTCTCTTTTTTATTGCAAAATTAAAAGAAAGGCTGTCGGTTGACAGCCTTTTGTGTTACTTAGATTGTTCCATTTCGTGAGCTAAATAATGTATTGACTCATGATAAGTACACCAATAACTGTTATTAGCTCTTGGTCGGTCACATCCATCTTCAATACAAGTTGATGAACAATTTGAGCCAATCAATGAAAGTAACAGTATTACGCCCACTATAATGCCAATGGTAATCAGTTTTCCACTATTGTTTTTAGTGTTATTTGCATTCATTATTCTTCACTCCCTTTTTGTTTTATTTTACCATAATATTTTTATTTTTACAAGTAAGATTGTATATTTATCTATGTTTTTATTAAGGAGGTGTTTTGGTTGTATAGAGATTGTTATTTTACCTATAATGATATATACTCAGGTGATTATAATTTAATTTTAGCTTTTATAAACGACGACAGTGATGAGTTTGCAAGTGGAGGCGAATATGAACCCACTACTGTGACTCTCCCCCATAATGCACAACAGCTTTTATACAATCTTAATTATGCTGAACATCCACTTGAATTTTCAGTTGAAATTATTAGTCCGGAAGATAATATTCCAGCCGAAATAATGATTGAAATTAAAAATTGGTTATTCGGACAAGACGGTTGGAAACGACTTTACTTGCAAAACGACACATCCGACTATTACCTCAACGCATTATTTATTCCTGACAGTGATATTACCGATGCACGAGGCTATAGAGGTTTGCGTTGTAAGGTACAAAATGATAGTGGATTTTGGTATCAGGACAATGAAGTTGAGTTTAAAGGGGTTGCAACTAAACCGTCAAATACAGGACAAACATTATCTTTTGAAACTACAATTGATATTGAAGGACAACCTATCAATAACAAAATTTGTCCTATTATTGATTTAAAGATCGGACACAACTGGACAGAACATCAAATAGATTACACATTATCGAATTATAGAGTGTATGTTGGAAATAAACTTAATAAGTCTATGTTCGTTTTCGATGCGAATGTGAATTATCATACAAATAAAGATGCCGTATATGAACTGGATACTAAATATGGAATGGTAACAATGAAAGAACCTAATGAAAAAACTTTTCATTCACTCACTCCCCCATTCATTCAATACAACGGAGTTATTAAAGATAATCTCGATTATGTATCTTTATTTTGGCTTGGCAATGGTCAAAATCAGATTTATCTATATATTAAATCCGCAGATAAAACTGATGCTACACATAATTATGCTTACGATGTTTTCGATCCCGATAAAAGCTTAGTTTTAAAGTACACTACAATGCATAGGTTGGGTGGTATTTAATGCAAACACGAAATTACGCACAAGAGACTCCCGACATGGTGTTGTATAGACAGAATAAAAAGACTTCACTTGGCTATGTCAAAAACATACACAATTGGACTGCTGATTATAATTTCGGAGCAGCTTCGGAAATGAGTTTTGAAGTGCCTAAAAAAGTTTATGACACTCGTACCAACAGTTGGATGGACAATCCTAATTATGATAATCTAAAGCCTGATATGCTTTTGTATCTCAATGATTCAACTGAGTATTTTAAATTTACAGGAGAAAGTTATTATGCAGATTATCTGTATAATTTAAAAGGCGGAGGTACACGAAAAGATTATGAGTTATCGTTTGATGTTAATACAGCAATTAACAATTTCAATATTAAAAACGAAACTATGCTTTTTGATATTGGCACTACATATGGTTACGAGTGGGTGTGGGGTGGCACTATTAATGATGGGGTATTTGAAGATTATTCAGAAAGCTTAGACTTGTACAAGCAAGGATGGTATACTTACCAGTATTTAGCCTGTAAAAGTTTTATACCTGTGCATAAAGGCGATGTCATTGCAACAAAATGTTTTAACGGTGACACTCTGCGGTACTCATTTAAAATTCATTACTATAAGGAAGCTAACGCAGATAGCTGGCTTAAATCTGATGATAATTATTATCATGAATCATCGAAACAACCATTCCGAAGATATGTAGATTTTACAGTAAAGGATAGCGATGGTAATATTGAAAACAATACTGATACTATTGACGAAGGGTATATCCGAATAAGTCTTGTATGTAGTCAAGCAACATATAGCGACAATACTTATCGTACATATATTCCCAATGCCTCTTGGGTGCAAATCTTTTCAAGAGAAAGATTGTGTACACACTTTGAAACAAATAAAAATAAAAACTATGGCATACGAAATGTATGGTGGGTTATTACTAACACAGAAGAAATAAATGATAACGGAAGTAATGCTGTGCTAAAAGTAACAGCCCAGTCTTATGAGATGACTTTATCAAAAAGAGCGTTTTCTTTATCAAACAGTACATTACCACTATTTGTGCCTGATCATATTAACGACCTTGTTACCAGTGATAATTGGTATTACGATTGTTATGGCAACACAAGACATAAACAAAAGTTTGTCCGAGGATTGCTGAATCAAATACTTGACTATCTTCCACAATGGAAAATAGGATACATTTCTCAAGCAGTGTGTGTTAGGTATAGAACACTTGACGATGTTGATAATGCAAATGTTTATACTTTTTTAAATAATGATATCGCTTCGTCATACCAATGCTATTTCATTTTTAATTCAGAAAATATGACAATTAATATAATAGATGGAAACATAGAGACAGAAGAGCGGCGGTATTATAATACTGATGAAAAATATTTAGGCACTCATTCTAAGGCAATGTTAACATGGCAAAATGCAATCAAAAATACGAATGTTCACACAACTGATGATAGGTGCATTAGTGCATTAAGAGTGCATACATCTAACGATCAATACGGATTAGGGTTAATCAACCCTACGGGAAATAATATATTGTACAATTTTAGTAATATTGAAAATCAATTAGATTATGTGGCTGATGACACTAAAAACAGAACCTTAAAAGAAGCTCTTACGGTGTGGCAAACAAACATTGAAAAACAGTCTGTAAAATATGCTAATAACGGGGCATTATTGATTGAGTGCAATAAGAAGAAAATAGAGCAAGTTTCTAAAGTGTCAAAAGCTTTAACAACATACTTAACAGTCGCAGATACAATTAATACACATCTACTAGACAAATATGGGTTTAGCGACAAACCGCTCCCTAACTCTTCAAGTGGAGAGTTGCGTTATGCTTATCAAGTTCTTGTAGATGACCATGTGCGTATTCCGAGTGGAATGAGAAACCCACCATACGATTACATCAATTACGATTGCTATTACTCCAAATCTTTATATACAAAATTGTATTCGGCAGCAGAGACATATTGGAATACAAAAAATGATTATGATAACGCAGTAACCAAATACAACACATGTTATAACAAGATGCAAACAGTAGCTAAAAAGTTTACACTTAATTACAAAACAGCAATTCAGGCAAACAAAGACGGTATTGCAACAATCCTCTCCCCCGCTGAAATCTTGGAACTCCAAAATTACATTACTGAAGGAGACTGGACAAATGACAATGTTGTATTTAGTGATACTTATTCCGCTAATGATATTATAACAACATTGCAAGAAGTGATGGTTCAAGCTAAATCTGATCATGACAATTATCTCAGTAAGCAGTGTTACGAATTTGAGATTGAGTCAGCGAATATATTGGCAATTCCTGAAATGAAGGATAACATTGCAGATTTAACACTTGGTACAGCACTATCTCTTGAAGTAAAAGACGGTGATTGGCAGTATCCTATTTTGCTTTCAATTCATATAAATTATGATGATGTATCAGATTTCAGTTTGACATTTAATACAAACTATTCCGCCAAGCCTCTCAAGAAGAGATTTATTGATTGTTTCAATACGATTTCACAAACAAGTGTTAGAAATACAACATTTAATTTTACAGAATAATAGGTGGTGATTATATGATTATTAGACATTTAAGCATTGACTGTGCTTATATTAATAAGGTTCTTGAACCAATCACACAAAGAGAACACGGTGTGACTGAGTTTGAAATTGAGGCTAAAAATCACGGTGCTGATATAGACCTTTCAGAATGTACGCTTGCCATCTATTATGGATTGAAACCAGATGAACACAAAGTAGGTGTTGAGTGCAGAGTAGATAAAGATAAAGGTCTGATTTATTTACCTTTGTATTTACAGATGACAACGGCTGAGGGTGTGTTAAAAGGCATTGTAGAATTACAGTTTCCTAAAGGTAATGTGAGATTTTCAGGCGTTAATTTTAAGGTTTCTTTCGCACCAGATGACACAAAGATTGAAAGCACTGATGATTTTAACATCTTAGAAAACTTTATCTCTAAACCGACTACAGACGGTGTTGTCGGACAGGTATTGTCTATAGACAGTGACGGTAACACTATTTGGCGAACACTTAAAGAGTTTGACGGTGATTATGCACATTTGAGCAACAAACCTTTTATTAATGGCGTTGAACTTAACGGAGATAAGTCACTTGAAGATTTGAACATCAAGCAAACCTATACTGCTGATGATATTCCGTTTGCAGATGGTGAAACCTTCCAGCAGAAATTCAACAATGGTGAACTAAAGGGACAAGATGGTGTTTCGGGCGCTGACGGAATTACTCCGCATATTGGTGATAACGGCAATTGGTTCATTGGCGAAACAGATACAAATAAACCGTCACAAGGTACAAACGGTGTGAACGGAAACGATGGTGTAGGTATTACAAAATCCGAAGTTAATACAAGCGGAGAACTTGTAATTACATACTCGAATGGAGATTCAACAAATCTTGGCAAAATCGTAGGTAAAGACGGTCTTGACGGTACAAATGGACAAAATGGTTTATCAGCTTATGAAATCGCAAAAAATGGTGGTTTTATTGGTACTGAAGAAGAATGGTTAAAATCTCTTAAAGGTGCTGACGGAGCTAAAGGCGAGCAAGGTGAACAAGGAATACAAGGTGCACAGGGTATTCAAGGCGAAAAAGGTGATCAGGGTATTCAAGGCGAAAAAGGTAAGGATGGCGCTGACGGTAAAACTCCAGTTAAAGGCACTGATTATTTTACTGCCGAAGATAAAACTGAATTTACTGCCGAAGTTGCCAAAAGTCTTGAGGGGAAAATAACGAACAAAGCTAACCTCGTTAACAGCTCGAATATCTTTGATTTTGATGCTTGGGCAAAGGAATTACAAAAACTAAATCCACCAGTTTTTCACGGTAAGCTTGATGAATTGAATTTTGACGAAAAATCAATTACCATTACCCCTACAGAAAGAGACACTTATACGAATGGTTGGCAATTAAATTACGCCAAAGTAATGAAAATAAGTGTAAAACCGAATACTAAATATTTGATTTGTTGGCTTACAAATAACAGTAGCAGCAATGTTTTTTGTTTTTTTAACGGAATCACTACCAATAATGTAACAATTCAGGGTGGTAAAGGAACATTTGTCACAAACAATGATACATCATTTATAACGCTTAGGTTTGGTAGCTATAGTAATAGTACTTTCAAGGTTTCCAAAATTATGATTACCGAAAAAGAATCAATCTATTTACCAAATAAAGTTGCAGAAGGTGTCCCAGAGGTTGCAAACGAAGTTTTGACATTTAAAAAGACAACCCAAGAGGTTGAGGATATTAAAGCATATATCGGATATACGGATGAGGACATAGTAGGACTTTGCGTCGATTTTGAAAACAAGACATTCAAACGGCTCGCAGGAGCGGTCAATCTTTCGCAGGGAGCAGATTTTAATAAATTTGAAATGTACGGCGGCAGAAGAAGATGTAATGTTTCAGATGACGGCACTATCACGGCGTACTACGGAGATGAGAGCTATACAGAAGACGGTTCCAACGGTCAGGTTATGGTTTATCAGCCAGCATTTTACTATAAGGTCGTTCCGCTAAAGTTGGAGAAAAACTCTGATTCCGGTATTGGCTATCACTTGCGTAAAGCAAACTATTATGTAAGCTCAAAGCCAAAAACAGGCTTCAAACTTCATCCAGCATTCTACGACGAAAACGGCAACGAGGTCGGATATATCCTGTATTCAGCCTATGAGGGTAGTATGTACGATGTTTCCGCAAATGCCTATGTCAATGACGGTGTTGACACTGATACCGCAATTGAAACCGGAGATTTACTCTGTTCGGTTGCAGGAAAGAAACCGATTTCCGGACTGAAAAAGGTTTTGACTAAAGCAAACCTTGAACTGATGGCACAGAACAGAAGTACAAATTGGCATTTGGAAACAATCAAGGCAATAAGTGCAAATCAGCTTCTGATGATTATTGAACTCGGTACAATGAATACCCAAACCGCTATCGGGCAGGGTATTGTCAGTATCACCGATAATACATCATACAACTGTTCAAGTCTTACCGGTTCAACCGCAAGCCTTGGAAACGATACGGGACAGGCAACAGAAACCGTCAACGGAATAGGCGGAACTGAAACAACCTACAATGTAAACGGTAAAGTTTCGGTGTCTTATCGTGGCGTTGAAAATCCCTGGGGTAACATTTGGAAACACGTTCAGGGTATAAACATTTGGGGTGACGGAACAATGTGTGGCGGTCAACCTTATATCGCAGAAGGTTTCACATACAACGAACGCAAAAATACTGACCCATATCACCCTGTTGGATTTACCCTTGCAAAGGCAAACGGTTATGTTAATGCAATGGGTTATGGTTTAGAAGAATATGATTGGCTGTTTATGCCTTCGGAAGTCGGTGGTTCGTCTGCACTGCCTGTTGGCGATTACCTTTATGTTATACCAAATTTGAACCTTTACCGTATCGCCCGATTGGGCGGAGGCTGGAATGCCCGCAGTAATGGGGGCGGTTTCTATTGGGCTTGTAGTGACAGTGCCAATGGTCGTGGCCAGAATGCTGGTGGTCGTTTACTGTATGTTCCGACTGCCAAAGTATAAAAGGAGGAATAGCTATGATTGATTATGGAAAAGTGAGAAGCACGGTAAAACCGGATAAAGTCGAAATTGACGAGTATTCGGTGTGGGTGAACAGCAACATCCAAAAAATTGAGGTTCAGTCAGAAAATGAAACTCATATTGAGTATGAATATAATCAGGTACGCTACACAAAGGATGAATACATTAAGCTGATTGATGAGAGGAACACAACGCTCGAATCACAGCTTACCGACACTCAGCTTGCACTTTGCGAAATATATGAAGGGATGACATAAATGGCTAAAATTTATGCGGAATTAATCCGTAAGGGATTAAAAACTATTGACGATGTGCCCGAAAGAATCAGGGCACGGGTGCAGGAAATTTTAAATAATTAAAGAGGAGGGTTTTAAAGCCAAATTATTCGTTATAGTGTACAAGTAATGTTTCTATGCAAGAAACTATGATACACATATTAACGAAGTGATAAGGAGGGAAATAATGAAAACCTACAATAAAATATATACAGTACACGCTTGGAAAGACAACAACAAGTTTTTTACTGTGACACAGGGCGAGGGCGGTATCAAATACCCTCGCCTTGTGGTCGTGGACGATAAAGGAGCAATCGATTTAACTGGTTCGGCAGTTACATACACAATAACTCTCCCTCGTGGTTCTGAAGAAATTGTTGACGCTACAATTATAGATGCTAAACGAGGCGTTGTTGAATTTGAAATCAAGTCATCAATGACTGCTTATGCAGGTGTGGGTGAAGGTGAACTTAATATCGCCATTGATAACAAAGTTTTGAAAATTAGCGGTATTAATCTCACTATTAACAAGTCAACCAGTGGTCGTGTAATTGAAGCAAGTGAACAGTTTAGTGCATTATTAACCTTGATATCCAAATATTCTAACATCAATCCTGAAAACAAGGATTTGAAGATTTTGGATAACTCTGATATTACAGACACGGCTAAGAATTATCCAAGCATTAAATATCTCCTAAATAATTTTTGGAGTAACAATAATTTGTCACTATTGAGTGCAACTGCGTATGGTATTGGCAATTCAGGCGTAGTAACAAGTTTATCGAAAATACCGACAGCTTTGCTAAGCAAAAGATGTCTTTATTTTCCAGCAGGTACTTATAAGTGCAATGGTATTGCCTTGTCTAATATTGATGACTTGACCATTATTTGTGATAATGCTAATTTTGTATTTTACAATCAAGCTACTAATTCGACAGACGCTGCTGAAACGACTGTGCAAAGTTCGTTTTTTAAGTTTACTAATTGTAATAACTTAACAATTATCGGGGGTTGCTTTGATGGACAGCACAAAGTGTCTCAGTGTATTACATTAATTGGTTGTCACAACAGTAATATCACAAATGCAACCATTAAGGGTGCAGGAAACAAAGCATCTTCATTTGCTGCTGGCATTAATTTAATTAGAGATTGTTCTCAGTTTAATATCAATAATGCTATTGTATCTGACATTAAGGCTGGTACTGTATCTGAGGATACATTTATTCACGCAGTCGGTATAGGAGTGTCAAGTGTTAATGGTGAGTTTAGTCAACACGGATATATCAGTAATTCTCAAATTAGCAACATTAATGGATACAAAGTTGGCAACAAAGAGCCTGATGGAGATGGTATTTATTTAATTCAAAGACCTTCTGCTGACTGTAGTGGTGATAGC